CTATTCATTTGACGCTTTATTTCTATCTTGATGTCTTGCCCCAGAATAATTCCATGGTAAATAACCCTCTAGCTGGGCCAAATCGGTGAAACTAGGGTGTTGGGGCATTGTTTTTAATAAATAGGTGATATAGCCTCGCGGATCAAGCCCGTTAGCTTTAGCACTTTCCACTAAAGTTAACCAAATAGCCGTTGATCTTGCGCCTGCTTGGCTGGTACTGAAGAGCCAGTTCTTTCGACCAATCACCAGGCTCTTCATATTGCGCTCCGCCGCATTATTACTCCAGTCCATGATACCAACGTTGACTAGCCGCTCTAGTGTAGATCGTTGATCGATCGCGTAAGTGACGGCTTTACCCAAACGTGATTTAGGTAATACGTCGGCCGAATCGATCCACTGCCAGAATCGCTTCAATAATTTACGCACTTTACTACGGCGTCTTCGACGACGTACCCGGGGCGAAAAATGTTGCCATTGACGCTCCAAGGCAAACATCTCGTCAATTAGCGCTAAGGGAACACTGCTAATTGGCTTACCATTAGCTTGGGTGGCATCGTAAAACTTACGGCGCACATGCGCCCAACAACCGATACGCGTAACACTATTTTCTAACAGATTATAGCCGGTATAGCCATCACACTGCAGGATGCCGGTAAAGTTCCGATATAACTTTTGCGCAAAGGTTCCTGAACGCGTACTGCCATAAGCATAAAAAATGATTTGCTGCGGACTTTGTTTTACTGTTCTAGCCACCCACATATATGATTTAGCGGCTGCTGTTTTACCAGGCTCACGTAACACCTGCATCGGTGTTTCGTCACCCTGTAAATAACGTTGGTTGCTGAGTCGCTGCTGTAATAAATTATAAATTGGTTCGACCAACTGACTCGTTTTGATAATCCAGTTTGAGATTGTTGCCTCTGATAACGCAATACCCAAGCGCTGCCAATCTGCTAACTGTCGGTATAGTGGTGTTGCCAATAGAAACTTTTTATGAATGATCTCCGCGACTAACGAAGCCGAGGCGAGACTATGCGGAATTAAAGCGACTGGCGTTTGGGCTTGCACCAAATGAGCGCTGCCAGCTTCAAGCTCACATTCAGAACACTTATAGGTTTGCGTATAAATATGTTCTCGATAAAGTTTGGCCGGAATGAAATGCACCTCTTCACGAACAAACTTTTTCCCAACCGGTGTCAACTCGTGCCCATAGGCACATTGTTGCGTTGGTAGATCAATAACAGTTTCTCTTACTGGTAAATCACGACTTAGAGTTTCTTGCCGTGTCTTTTTGCGCTTTTTCTTTGCCGGTACTTGATCTGCGTCGCTTTGTTGGCCAGGTTGCTCTGGCGTGATAAAAACACCGTCATTACCTTCTAGTAGTGACAGTTGGTTAGGATCAATTTGTTCTGATTTTTGACCGTAAATTTTTTTAGTCAAGTAGGCAACCATTTCAGTTAGTTCCGCGACTTGCTTACGTAGCGCTATAATTTCTTCTTCGGGTGTCATTAGCTTTATCCACTCAATCCGTATTTGTTGAATTGAGTTTACCATGTCTTACACTAATTTGGATAGTTATTTTTTCTTCTTTCATGTCCAGGCGGACATGTTTGATGAATTGTCGCGTCTAATGACCAACCACTGAGTAATCGTGTCAACTGTTTAGAATTTAATTTACGGAGTGCATTCTGATCAGTCGGCCATTGAAGTCGACCGTTTTCGATCCGCTTATAAAGTAATAAAAAACCATCACCGTCCCAAAATAAGGCCTTAAAACGGTCTTTTCTGGTTCCACAGAATAAATATAAGGCGCGATTGTACGGATCTAAATCAAATTGATCTTGGATAACACCAGCTAAACCATCGATTCCCCGACGTAAATCGGTTTTTCCACAAACTAAAAAGACCTGTTGAATCTGTCGTTGATCAATTATCACCAGCGAACACCGCCTTTAAAACTGCCTCTAAAATATAGTTGTTAATTCGATTGTAAACTACGACCGATTTATTAGCATCAACTCTAATTTGCAGGGCTTTTGTTGCCATAGTAGATCGCGATTGAGAACCAGAATGATCCATTTTAATTTGAACAATATCCGGTTTATCCAATAAAAATCACCTCACCAATTATTTGATGAGGCAATCATAACTTGAATTAAATTATTTTTGAAGTCGGTCAGTTATTTACTGCTTACTAAAGAAGCACGTGAAGACCAAAATAATTCTGATTAAATTCAGGCGGGGACGATAATTCAGACAAATGAATTATCGTCCCCGCCTTTTTAAAGGTTCCATATTTTTTGTAAAACAAAAAGACCACAGGCTCCATATACAAAAATCCACCATTAAAGGATATGAAAAGCCCTGTTATCAATAATAAGATACTATTTTCACTCAGTATTAAAGTACAAATTTTAAGCTAAACCACGCCAAAAATGAGAACAGAACCAAATAAAAGGACAGAATTAGAAGTTGGTTAGCTTCTAATTCTGTCCCAAAACTAGCCATCAACTAAATTTGACAGAGCGTTTTTATTTTCATTTGGTGGCGGTCCGTAAATTTACCCCATTATAACGCGGTATTAATATACTAGCCAACCGTACCTTCCATTTCGTAACCAAATGTTTCAACGTATACTGGGGTATAATTAAGTATAATTAGCATTGAAATGATTGGCTTTTTAGTTTCTAGTTAATCTTAAAAATAACCACCTGTAAATAAAATGTGGCAACTTTGTGGCAAAGAATTATTTAGATGATTTATGAGGTGAAAAATAATGATGCAACCTGAGCAAGAAGCAAAGCTTATTTTTGAACGTGCAACTAAATTATTCAAGCGCATCTCCCGAACTCGCTACTGGATAACTATCGTTGATGATAAATTCGATAAACAGTACAACTTTTTCTTTAATTCGCAGCGTAAAAATGAGAGTAGTCGTTCCATTCCTTTACACACAATTGATAATTATGATTTAGGCTATTTAGAGGATATTATTACTAGTCTTCAAAAATTGACCCAGCTTACTATTAAATACACTGGATTTGAGCAACAGGTTTGGCCGAAGAAACAAGCGATAATTAAAAAGGGTAAAATTTAACATTTTAGTGATCGCCCATATTAAAAAGCATCGACAATTAATTTTGCCGGTGCTTTATTAATCTTCATCAATATAGTTTTTATATAATTCGATTAATTGGATTATATCACTGGTTGTCATGTCATTTAACAGATCAATTGTATCACCCATAGCGATGTCTTCTTTTTCAACCTGATTCGCATACTTAGTTATTTTATCAGTAAAATTCTTAATAAATTGAGCGAATTCCGTCTGCCGATTACCAATTTGTTTCTGAATCCAATCAGCCTCGTACGCTCGAGATAATTTTGAAATAGTCGCCCAATTGACTTTTTCAATATCAGTGACGCCATTACGATAATTGGAAATGCTAACCCGATTAATTCCAGTTGTATTAGCGATAAAAGTGATTGTTGCGGATTTATCTGCCAAAATTGTTTTGGCCTTATCCATATCGGATCCTAAGTCATCGCGCCACGGATGCTTAAACTTTTCTGTCATTATCGATTTCCTCAATTCTTCTTTTTATAAATTCTTGTAATTCATCGTGTACTTCTAAATTTTCTCCGGTATGCGATCTTGTTTTATAAAATCCAATATCTGAAAAGCGGCCTACATGCTTTTGCAGTCTTTTTGCGGCAGACACGGCACGCTGAAATCTATGATAACGCCGCAGCTTACTATTTGCGTTTTCAATCATTGCTTCGTGATCCATTTTTAAATAGCCCAAAACATTTTTTGAATCAGTATAAACAAAAGTTTTCAACTTTGTTGAAGGCACATTCTGAAGTGCCGTAAGAACACCCATAAATTCAAAATACGCGACGCTTATCATGGGCCCGAAATCACATCTAAATTCTTTCTTACTAAAAGTATGTCTGGTATCCGTTATCACATAGCCAAAGCCACCACAGTGCGATTTTGGAAAATATGATCCATCCGTATAAATTATTAGTTCATTTTCCGGCATTTAACAGCACCGCCCCGGCTTGACCATTTAACGCTACGTATGCCGTTGTAAATAAGCTTTGAGTTGATTCTGCCTTTTCAGGATCGTTAAGCTGATACTTACCAAATTCTGGGTGAAGTCTCACAAAGTGCGTTAGAATTGATTCAGTTTCAATGCGAGTTAAATGATTATATCCAACATTATTAGCCGCCGTTTTAATTAATACAGCCTCATTATCAATTGACTTTTCCATTTCAGTTACGACGGTGGTTACTGTTTTGCGATTTACTTTTCTATCCATATTTGTTTCCCCTTTTCTTTATCTTTACTATACTTATAGTATATACTATTTACGTGTAATGCCAATATAGTTTACGGAGCTATTTTAGTCTTTCCCAAGTTGTGAATCCTAGTGATTTTAGCTCATAATTATAAACTTGCTGTTGGCTTAACGGCTGCTTATATCCTACCGCACCGTATCCTTTGCTACCAAAACTCAAATCACTATCAGCTGCGCCGTTTGGCATGCAGCCCGGCGACACACCGCGAAATACTAAAGCATACCAATATAAAGCGCCAAACATTCGATGAAATTCTCGTTCTGTCATTTTGGCCTCCTAGATTAATTCGGCTGGGGCTACTAAACCTAAGTCGTTGATTTTACGGATAACAGTGGTTTTCTTCATAAATTTACGTAAGCCTTTAACTCCGTGATCCTTGGCCCAAGCCTTTAAGGCGTCCATTTTAGCAAAGGCGTTTTGTTTACGATTATCTTTTGCTTGTAAGTCAGCTTTAGTAGCTAACGCGGCTTTTGGTGCCCAAACTTTTAAGTCCCAACCTAAGTAGCTGATAAAGTCTAATTTAACGGCTTTAGCAGTTTCGGCAACTTTTTTAACGTCAACGTAACCGCCACAGACAAGGTTAAATTCATCTCCTGTTAAATCATTTGGTGTAAACCAAGTTTTGAAACCGTTGAAGCGGAAGTCATTTTGGTGTTTGGCAGCAAACCAAGCAATTTTTAAGCTTTCGCTTAAATAAGCAACAACTGACCCGCCAAAACGAACCTGTCCTCTGCGAGCTACCATCCAAGCGCTTGATAAGATTGATTTTTTGTTAAACATTTTAATGACTCCCTTTCGTTTATCTCTTCCTTAACTTACAAATAAAGTATAGCATATTTACACAAAATGTAAATACTATTTATATAAATAAATTAAAATGTTTTGTTTTTTTAGGCACAAAAATAACGCCACCTCCAATTAAGGAAGTGGCGCTTTTTAATTTATCCTACTATATTAATAGACTAAGCTTTGCCCAGTCCAAATTAAATTCGTGTTGCTAATATTGTTGCGGCTAGCTAAGGCAGACACCGTTGTGCCTAAGCGATTAGCGATACTGGATAAGCTGTCGCCATACTTAACGATATAACTACGGTTAGACGTTGTTGCGCCGCCGGTAAGCTTGAGTCGCTGCCCAACACTAATATAATTGTAGTTAGTGATCCCGTTGTAAGCGGCTAATACAGCCGTATTTAAGCCATGGGCTGCGGCAATAGCTGATAAGGTGTCGCCTGAACGCACAGTGTAATAGTTGTTGTTACTTGCCGTTGAAGCGTTACCTTTAACGGTTAATCGTTGCCCAACGCTAATCAGATTAGTATTGCTGATATTATTTAGGTTGGCTAACGCTGATACGGTTGTTCCGTATGTTGCTGCGATACCGCTGAGCGTGTCACCTGATTGCACGATATAACTAGATCCAGTACTAGTTGATGCGCCAGTTACCGATAAAATCTCGGCGTCACTGCGATTAATCCAGCTATTGATGCCGGATAATAACAGCTTAGTGCCGCTAATCTCTGACACTTTGTAGTTTTGACCCTTGACCCAGCTAGGGATAGACTCGCCGGTAGACCATTTACTAGCGCTAAAGTTAACCTTAACCGTGTCGCCAATCTTGATATCCGACTTAGTCGTGTTGTTGGCCTTTTGACCAGCTGCGATGGCAGGCGTTGTCGTAGTTGGCTTAACCGCAGTGCCACCAGTTGAGCTAGTCGTAGTGCCTTTATAGCCGTTATCTGTAATCCCAGTTAAATCGACATCACCATCTAGACCACCAGCGTTATAAGTACTAGTAAATTGGAAAATACCAATATTATCAAAGCTCGGGAAGTAATTGTAATTAGGCGACTTAGTCACGTTATAATCAGGATATTCCGCCAACCATAATGCGTACTTGCTTGCTAAATAAGTCAGATTAATATTGTTTTGCAGGAAGTTTTTATAACCGTACAAGACCGGCGTAAAGCCAGCTTGCTTAATCCGATTAAGTGCGTTATCAAGCACAGCCGTGTTCTGGTAGCCTGATTCAACGTCTAGGGCGACAATTGACCCTTTAGGTGTTTGTACCTTTGGCAAGAAATAATTCAGCACTGTATTAGCTGTGCCGTTATCTGTGATCCCTTGCCACCAGATATAAGTGTGCGCCCGTTTTCCTTGAGCAATCGAATACTGGACTTGTGTATTATAAGTGGATTGATCGTAAAGCCCTCCAGCGTAACCGCCAATTTGGCTAATACTAAACTTATCGTTAGCTTTGCCGAATACACCATTATTGCCCTGATATTTAGACCAATCTACCCCTTGTTGTCCCTTAGCAGCTTGTGCTGGAGCATTGGATAAAACTATCGGAGCAATTAAAAAAGCAGCCGCTAATGCGACTGCCCCTGTTTTAATTTTGTGTTGCATTACTGGTCGCCTCCTTGACGGGCGGGATGTCTACTGTTGCTTCCGGAGCTGGAGCCGTAGAAGCTGCTGAACTAGCCGCACTTGAAGCGGTATCCTTGCCAGATTGTAAGATATTGACCAATTTTTTAAGTTGATCAACCTCTTTTTGCAAATTATCATTTTTATCAGCCACAGCCTTTTGGGCGTCGCTGTTGGTTTTTACGGTTGTAGCAATCCCACTAACCCCGTCAAATAAGCCACTGGTTGCACCACCAGTTAACGCTCCGGCTAAAGCAGCACTAGCGTAATTAGTGTCGTGAGTGACAACTACCGCAACTAGGCCGCCCAGCGCACCAATAATGATACTGGCCCAAGGCAACACCCAGCTAGGCAAATTGGTGATTTTCTTGAGTGCTTGTGTGGCCAGCCCTGATACAGCGGCAATCACTGCCAACTCAGCGGCGGTTGCTAAACTTAAATTAGTAATGATATCCATAATTTTTATCCTCCAATTAATCCATTTGCTTTCAGCTTTTTGTTTTCGGCGCCCAAACGAGCATTTTCAGCCTTGTAGTATTCGTTACTCTTTTTGAGATGGTTGTTTTCTTTAGTCAACAAGGCTAGTTTTTGATCAAGCTCGCGCTCCATTTGGTCCTTTTGTTTTTGCAGTTCATTAAATGAGCCTTGTAAATCCCGGTACTGATCGCGTACCGTCCTAATCACAAATTGCTGCATCTCATCTTGCTCACGTTTAGCGTCAGAGCGATCTTTCCGGTGGGCGTGACTAATTGCCCCAACAGCACTTAGCAACCCAGCCATGGCACCTAGTAAAGCGATAAAGTTTTTTGTTACCAAATCAGTCATGCCGTCGATCACCTCGCATTGCCGTACCAATAAGCAAGACAAACGCCAGGCTCATTGACACCCAAGTTAAATTAAAACGTTGATCTAGCAACCCCCGCCATGCGAAAGCAAATGCCATCGCACCGTAAAGTGGTGCTGCGATCACAACCCCAATATCACGCCATTTACGTTGGCCTAGGAAAACTCCCAGCAATAGAAAAAAACCTGCCAAAACTAGCAAGCTTGCGAACCACCAGTCATCAACAAAGTCGGCGCCGAGACGTTCAAAATGTGGTAGTGGCGGCGGTGGCGTAATCTGCGGATTGTCCAAATAATTCAAATGGAAAAATACATAAACACCACCGATTAGCGTAAACACGCCGTAGGCCAGATGAAAATACTCCTTACTGAGTCGCTTTTTTAATAGTTGCATTCACCCGCCTTCTTCCTTTTATGCAAAATAAAAACGCCTACGAAGGCGTCACTGAGTAGTCATTACCGGTTAAAGATTTAAAATCTGCGGCGGTAATGTAAGCCGCTTGAACGAACACTTTTAAATTGTCGGTTGTATAAAGGCCGAGTTGATAATACTGCTTGACTAAATCACCCATTACTAAGCACCTCCTAGTCGACTTGTTGCCGTCGTTAATAATAATTGTGCGTTAATTTTATCTTGTGCCGTTTTATTATTGGCCATGGTCAACAAGACTTGCGCCATTTGCTGTTGATCCGTCGTTGGATTAGCTGGTTCTTGTTGCTCGGACCACGCCTGCTTATCACTGTCGAAGTACATCCAGCCGCCGTTAACCGGGTTAACCCAAGCAACGTCCGTCCAGTTAGTCTTTTCGTCGTCACTTAATTGGTAATTGTCCGCGACTTCTTGCGTAAATAGTGTCGCCCGGCCGTTGTCATCAAAATTATTTAATAGTTTAATTGTCATCGACCCCCTTAAAAGCCGTACATCACGTTAATATCCATAGTTGCTCCCGGTGAAATCTTAGTCCAAGCAGAGCTTAGAATTAGTTGCCGGTTGCTGTGGATATCGATGCGCCCCATTTGGCCAGTTGCTAGTAGCACCGTATGTGGTGCTGTCTGCGTTACAGAACCAGAAATTGGCAGGGATGAATCAAATGTCCCCATATTAAAGGCGGTACCCTTTGGTTGGCCAACATCATTGGTGTATACTAAGCCCATGTTGAGTAAGGCTAGGCCATGCCCGTCATTGCTTAAATCATTAAGCACCGCCATGTGTGGCGAATAGACAATCTTTGTCGGATCGTTTGGCGTAAAATTAGGCGTTAAGAACTGCACATTTCCGCGGCCGACGGCGTCGAATAGCGCCGACACTTCGCCTTTACTCGTTGTGACGTCCGGTGATGTGATTGCCGTTGAAAATGCATTACTACCCGTAAAGATATTATTACCGGGCAACAAGGCAACTTTGCTGGCTGCGATCTCGCTTAATAATGTTGCTAAGTCTGAGGACGCTTTGCTGTAAGTACTGGCAAGTTCTGCCTCCCATTTTGATAATTGGCTGCTATATGGCGCCATGTTAATATATGCGTCGACATAATCTTCTGTCACCCTGAAGGTGCAATCATTAGTTGTTAGCCGTGTTCCTGCGCCATCAGTGATACAAAAATAGCAATTAAAATCACCAACAGTATTAAAAGCGCCGTTAGGAAAGCTGAAATCAACAATCCCTAAGCTGGCATTAACAATATTGATTGTCCCAAAGGCTACGATCGGGTTTTCACCATCGGCCGTATTAGCGCCAAAATACATACTTTGTCCATCTTTAAAAACGTGCGGAATGGCCGGTGAAAAACTGTCATATAACTGCATGCGCAAATAGCTGTTGTCATCGCCTTGGCGGCCGGTGAAATAGTCCTCTAAGCGAATCATGTTCCCGACTGATTTATCCAGATCGAATTTTACGATAGCTCCCATTTATTTATCACCCCTCATTTATTGTTGCAAGCGTATTTAGCGCCTGATTAATTGCTGTGCTGTTTTGGTTAAAATGTGCCAGATAACTCTGATTTAATAGCAACGTTTGCGGTTGCCAGAGTGTGACACTGATATCTAATCCTATTTGCTGTGCAGGGCTTAGTAGCTCATTTAAGCGTAGCTGGATATCATTAACCTGTTGACGCGCGGCACGGTAACCTTGTGTATTTAAATCAGCCATTAAAAAATCAAAAAGATTTTTATCTGGTACATACTGACTAATATCCGTATCAACTAAGCCGACAAACGCGCTGTTAAATTGATCTAGTACCAGCAACGCCAGCAAATAATTAGCATTAAAAAAGGCCGGCAAACTGGTTGCTGACCATGCTGTAGGTACCGTTAATTGCGGTGCCACTTGCGTAAATTTAGTCACGCTTTGATTAGCCTGAGAAATTGCGTTAGTCACATTATTAACAGCTAAAAAGTTTCCGGTACTGCCATTTAGAACTTGATTATTACTGGCTAAAATATTGTTAAATCCATTTTGACCAGTTATCGAAATGTAACTGCCCGTCGGATTATAATTGTTAAATTGATTACCGTAAATCACTGCGCTCTGACCAGTTGCTACCGCCTGATTAGTGGTTACGGACGTTCCCCATGCGCCAAGCCAGACAAAGTTAACACTAGCTGGAGCATTAACACGGTTAATCACATTATTAGCAATGACAATATTGGCTGTCTCACTTGGCAAATGGATTGGTGCTACGTGGCCGTTACCCGGTTGCGGATAATTATCCGTTAACGTATTACCGATAAAATAGATGTCGTGGATCATATCACTTTGGTTGATCTGATCGTGCTGACCAATCGGATTAGCAGCGTAACGTTGTAAGCTACCGTCTGCATTAGTGATTGGATTAAAAGCACAGCCAATCACGGCTACGTGACACGTTGGTAAATTATCGTAACTGTTATCATCTGCTGGATAAGCGTAACTCATGCCACCTTTATAAGCGTAATCGGTCTGGATTGCCTCAGAAGTCGTGTTGCCATTGCCACCTGTGTCAGAGGTATTGGCGCCATATCCGTTAAAGTCACAATGCCAATACAAAATATGACTGCTACCGTCTAGGTCGGTGCAATGGCCACCAATTTGCAGGGATTTAATCCAGTGGCAATGGTCAAAAATAACGTATTTGGCGTGTAACATTGAGTTACATAACGCTGATCGCCAATCCAGATTACTGTTATCGCCACTGCCAGCAAAGGTTGCATTGCGCCACGTGATGTTCTGCGTGCCGCCATCATAGCCTTTGTTTGGGCTTGGGTAGTGGAGAACGCCAACGTTACCGGCGGACTTAAAAATGGCATTGTCGTCAAATGTAAACTCTAAATTGGAGTGTAAAATCACTGTATTAAAGCAATATGTCCCGGCGGCCACGTGGATCACCGTCTTATCATCTGAGTCAGTGTTAGTCATTAGTTGATTAAAGGCTGCCGTATTATCCGTCTTACCGTCACCTTTGAGATAATCAGCCAGCTCTATTGTTTGACTCAACTAGCTCACCTCTTTTGTTTTATTAATAATTTATTCGGCCGCAGAACTAGTTGCTCCAGAAGCGGCTGCCGAGTTAGTTGTTGATCCACTAGCTGGTGCTGTTACATCAAAGAAGCAACCACAGCCGCCCAGTCGGCAATTTGCCGGCCAAGAAACATCATGTGTGGTCCCAACCGCATCACCTTCTCTCAAAATTAGGCAAAATAAAAACGCCTAAGCAGCAGGCCGTTGCGTTGGGTAATCTTGACCGGTGATAGTTTTAAATTCATCAGTTGTAAATGTACCGTAACTAACAAAATCCCACATATCCGCCAAGCTATAAATCCCCATTTTGAAATAATCAATAATAAAAGGTTTAAACATATTATTTTACCTCCTGTGTTGTGTCTGTGTGTGTTGTGCTTGCTTCTTTTAAGGCAGCAACTTGCTTAATTAATTGTGCATTAAGCGTTGATTGCTGAGCATTATTTTTAATTAATTCCGCCAATTGCTGTTGTTCAGCCGTTGGCTGTGGTGCATCTTCTGGGTGTTCTTTGATGTAAGCCTTATACTTGGCTTGTTGTGCTGCCTGCCAGACTGCTTGATCGGTGCCGTTCCATTTTGCACCGTCCCAAGTGATCGGCTCATAAAGTCCGTCTGTCGGCTTGATCTCCGTTTCGCCAGTCGCTGCCACGTAATCATCATCAACTAGTTTTGAGCCTTGAAACTCGCGGCTAGTTGTGTCATATAAATAAATTGCTTTCAAATTTATCCCTCCTATTTTGCTTAAAGAAAACTTAGCTGGTCAATCCAGATGCAATCTGCAGTATTGGGGTAAATTACCCTCCAAGCTGAATTTTGGCTTTATAATTCATTTGTATTTTTCTCATTTTAACGTCCTTTCTGGGCGCCTGATCAGAGTGCTAATTATCTATGAGTTGAGAATATCTGCGAGACGTTGACAAAAAGATTACCCGTCGGTTTTCCATGATTGTAGATAAAATAGCTTGGATAAATTAAAATTGCATTCATTGATTCGTTGAGCATCAGTCGTGCTATACCGCCAGAACACGGTGCATACCACTGGAGGCCAAACGCTTTAACATTGGCATTGGCTGGAAACTTAATAATCGGGACCGGGTCGTATCCGCTGTCGATTAACGTGTTTGGAATTGAAATGCCACCAAAAACAATTAGACCAATTCCAGAAGCAGACGAAAGTGTTTGATAACTAACGGGATCGTCGGCCGTTGCACCATTCGTATAGGTAATACCAGTAGTCTGATAACCACTGTCGCTACCAAAATATTCATTCATAAAATTATTAGCGTTAACATTCCAATTTTGAGTGCCCTTTGTAATATTGTATTCATTTGCCATTATTTTGGGCCTCCCTTATCAACGGAAGAGGAAGCAAAAACAGCGTCACTATAGGGACGGGCTACCCCCGACCGGCAAATTTTACTTGTGTTTTCGATCATAATATCTACCTCCATATTTTTTTACCATGTCGTAATTAATTCCCAATCTGACCATGTAGTGTCAGAAGTTCCAATGCGGATATACGTCCACGGCCGTGTTGAGCCGGTAGTCTCGAATTCCTGCCGTGGACGACCAAAATCAGTATTATTGCCGGCGACTTTTGTGGTCAAGATGCCATAAGTTGAAGCTTGGCCGCTTGGCAACGTCACACCAAAACTCGACGTTTGCTTTAACTCCCGAACTTCTTTTGCTGGGTAGTTGGTTTGGTAGTAGGACGGTGGACAATTAACCGCACGACCATTCGTCGTGCTATCGCCATTATCAATAATCATACTAGCTGATTCGTTCCCAGCAGGCCCTTGTGGTCCTTGTGGTCCAGTAGGACCTGTATCGCCTTTAACACCCTGTGCGCCCTGCTGGATATTTTTAATAACATCGGCATCGCCAATGTGTCCATCAAGTCCGATGATTGCGTCCCATGACGTTACCGGCCAGAAAACTGTGCCACTGGTATTCTTAACATACTGCATATGAGTTGTTACTGCTGCTGAGGATTGGTCAGCTGTTTGCAACTCCGCTGCTTGATCCGCTTGGCTTGTATTGGACAACTGACTCACCTCCATCTATTGTTTCTATACCAGTAACCTTTTGGCCGCTTAACGACTTAAGCTCATTAATTCTTAAATTCAACTGATTTTGTAATTGCAATAACGAGTTAACTCCAGCCTTATTAGTTGTACCAGTCGTCCATGTGATTGTTTCAGGATCACCAGTATAAGGTGTCGCAGATATCTCAGTACACATTAATTCTTGACTAATATCCAGTGGCTTAACTTTCAACGTAATCATGTCGCCTAAATCGTAATCGTCTACGTTCCCCTTATAAGTCGATGTCATTGTTGACTGCGGAATGGCCGTGGAACTAACTTGCTTTTGTGCCTCAGTCCACGCCGTATTTACATCTGTTGTATCAGCCGTAAATGGATCGCCTTCGCATACGCCATATTGGTTTACGGAATCTTTATCCGTATACGTTCCAAGCCACTTATTATTGGAATCCAATACTTGGGCTTGGTTAACAATTGCTGTAGTGTCCCACTGAATATTAGTATTATCAGAATTATCGTAATAGTTGATGACAGTACCGGTTTCATGCCGGAAACTGTCTAGGCTTTGAACAATAATGTGATAATTGTCAGCAGTAACAACCCAGTTAATTTGACCAATCACATAATTATTTAGAACGTCTAAGGCACTGCATGGGCTGAAACTTTGTATTGGTGCTTGAGTGTCAGCACCTTTTAGCTCCCATGTGTAACCAAATTTATTGTTATCAAACGCATAATGCATGAGTTGCGTAACCGTATAATTAGTGACCACATCCGTACTAGTACCACTGCTTGATTTGACTGGCACACTAGCACGAATACGCGAACAACCAAACCAAACGTGAGTAGCTGTTATCTGCTTACTAGGTACGTCAGAAGCTGCGTCCATAGTTAATTGCTCTACGGAGAACCATTGCCCGTGCCATTGAACTAATGACTTATTTTGGAGCAAATTAAAAGCCAGCAAAGAATCCGCTAGCTTATATGCTGTAAACGTGATTTGCCACGTTGTATTTAATTGCTTATCCGGTTGAAATGTTGAATAATCCAATCCGCTTACTATCTCTGCTTGTGTTCCATCCCTATCTTTTACCACAACAACATCCCTCATGATAAAAAGTACCAAGCAAAATCAAAAATAGCTTTAAGGTTGCTCATGCCATCAATCTGAATTGCGTTCCATCCCGGTTCTAATTGAATCCAACCATGATCGGAATCCACACCATCTTGCGCATTATTAAGATAGGGATTTACTTTAATAATTTTTAATGTATCAGATGATGATAGTGATTTTGTAAACGTAAATTTAGTGTTATTTGTTTTGTTTGTAATTGTTGGTGCACCCGAACCGGTAATCGTAATCGTCATATCATGATGTTGCTGCAATGGATCCACGGCAATATCAGACGGGTTATAAATCTGAAATAATGAACTCGTTACTGTATAACTGCATTGTTGCTGGCTAAGGTTAAGCCCGAATCCGCCGTACATATTAGGATTAGTCATAAATTCAACTGAATCCACCACTGATTGTGCATAACCAGATAAGTTAGTGAGCGGAACATCAACTAGCGTCCATACATCATCTGCTTCAATGACTTTAACTTGGCCGGCCTTAACTAGCCAACGTTCAAACGGTTTACCCAATTTGCCGCCAATCACTAACCAATACGGCTTACGTGACGAATAAAACCGCTGCAATTCATCTGCCACCAAATCAGTGTCTAAAATGTCAACGGTCTTGGCAGCATAATGCAACGTCATGGCGCGCGTTTCATATCGTGTTGAATCAATTGACTGCCCATCGGTACCCGCATACGTTCGCAAAGTATCAACTGGATTGGCCTTGTCGATATCAACCTTATAACAATATACGTCCACCAAATCATCATCGTCCCATGAGCTATGCCATGCTTGCCCATCATCTGAGCGTGATGTTTCAAATGGCTCAAACGGCAGCCAGTTATCCGTTTCGTTAAAACGATATGGATGCGGCTTGTTTGCCCGTGTACTTAAAACTTGGATTGCCATCGCTGCACTCCTTTCTAACCTAACTGAGCATTCATGATGTTATAGTCCTGCATGCCCTGTTGGTTTACTTGTTTTGTTACTTTTTCACGATCCATATAAACGTTGGAATCTTTAGCGACCAACTTTTGTGTGTTATCAACTAATTGATCAATTCGATCAATTAAACTAGATTGCCCACCATTAACTGTACTAGCAGCCACAGAAGAAACTGGAACTGTTGCACCAGAATATGAGTAACTTGGTTTTGCAACTTGACTAACTAACGACGGTCGTTTAGCAATAATGTCTTTCAAGGCGCTCATTGCTAATTGCAACGCGTTTGGCTTATCAGGATTGATAACGAACTCTTTACCTGCTTCGCCAATCAAGGCGTATTCAGGCTGACTAATAATGCCACCTTCTGCATAACCGTGACCGTGACCGATAACGGATAGCATTGAGCTACCGTACGCTTTCTTGGCATAATTAATTGCCGCCAACATATTATCATAGCCATTGAAAATGTTTCCATGCCCAGGGAACTTACTGGCATTAAATGTCGTCGAAATAGTCTGTAATAGGCCTTTAGCCAAATCACCAGAAGCGTTGTTAACATCACCAATATCGCCTTGGATAGCCCTTTGATTACCGCTTGATTCAGTTGCAATTTGTCGCAGCCAAGCATTAACGTAGGCTGCCGAAGTTGGTAATTCATTAGCCTTTAAGGCTTCTTTTAATTGACCTGTCCAGCGAGTAACGCCAGATCCACCCGGCGCACCTTTACCACCGCCGGCGTCTCCTAAGGCATCTTTAGCAGAACTAAGCATTTTTTTGAACCAACCTTCGCCCTGCTTAATTAACCATTTACCAGCAGGCGGTGCGAATGATGTGGCGAAATCACTACCAAGTTTGAGACCACTAGTTGCCTTGTTCCAGACGCTTTCTAGTGCTCCCATTGGATCTTTAAGCAATTTATCAACCGAACTAGACTTGTCTTTAACCCATGAACCGATATCATCTAGCTTGCCTGTAACCCAGTTTAAGGCTCCAGAAGTACCACTAGCGTAATGATTAATACCGATAGAGCTCATGTAGTTCTTAGTGTCTGACCCGCTTAATACTTGTGATCCAGTTGGTAAATCGGGTACTAACACGTTTCGTTCTTGTGCCATCATCATATGATTATCAGGTGTGACAACTAATTCTTTGTAGTCACTTCCAGCACCATCATTAATTAATGCTGGGCCACCTTTATGACCACCAGTACCATTGGCAAGCTTAGATATCTCACCAATTTTGCTTTTGCCACCAAAGAAACTAACTACTTTGTTAACCCCTTTAATACCACCATTAATAAAACCAATAACACCATTCATACCGCTTTTGGCATAATCACCGAGCTTGGAAAAAACGTCATTAAAGAACTTGCCGATGCCGTTCCAGAATGAATGCCAACCAGAACTAAAACTTGAAGAAAATCCTGACCACCATTTATTAAAATTGTTGCCCCATGAATCCTTTTTCTGACTCATTGTATCCATAGCAGATCCAAAGTCTTTGCGGGTATTGTTCCAGTGATTATCCCATGAACTACGGAATGACTTGCTGAAACCATTCCACCATTTACCAGTATCACTACCCCAACTGTTGGTTTTCTGCTCAACATCATTTAGTGCTGATTTTGTATCACCAGAAAGACTCTTCCAATGCTTAGACCAAGTGTTTCGAAATGACTTAGTAAAACCGCCTAGCCATTTTCCGGCGTTTGAACCAAAACTAGACATGTTCCTTGATGAGGTGTTAAGACCGCTCTTAACGGCAGATCCTACCTTGTTCCAACCGCTACTCCAAGATTTAGAAAATCCCTTTTGCCATGAATTATATGACTTGGAAATACCGTTAAACCATGTTCCAAACTTGGTCTTGCTGAAGGCCTTACTAGCAGAACTAATTTCACCCTGCACAGCTTTAGCAAAGCCCATTTTCTTGACGTTTGAGCTAAATTTTTTGGCCCATTTCGTTACAGCAGCACCGGTCTTAGTATCCTTTAAAAACCAAGCGGCGACGCCAGCAACTGGGCTGACAAATGACGCTAAAATTTCAGTCTTATGTTTCTTCATCCCGCTAATGATATTCTTACTAAACGAGACAACGCCGTCACCGGCTTCACGGGCGTAATAGCCTGCTTTAGGTAACAGCCCAGACGGCGGCTTAGCGCCCTTACCGGCTTTATTCCAACCATCGGTGAATTTCTTAGCACTTTCACCGGCCCATTTGCCAGCGACCTTACCAATTGTGGCACCAATTGCCGCGCCAGCTGGGCCTGCTATAGCAAATCCAATACCACCACCGATAACAGTACCGGCTGCCGAGCCGAAGCTCTTAAACTTAGTATCTGGATTCTTGGACTTAATGCCCTTATAAATATCGACTGCTGCACCGGCTGCAATACCTACACCAACAGCCGCACCAGCAACCTTACCCAATGCTGGTAGTTGTTTCATATTACTGATTTGGGCTTTAAAGCCAATGGTACCGGATTTCATACCGCCAAAACCGCTAGTCAATCCTGAAAAAATATCCTTAATTGGTTTAGGCGATAAGCTCTTTAAAAGCCCAGGCAATTGCTTAAGCTTCGAAAAACTAGATGCAAATCCAGTTTCGCCAGAAACAGAGAATAACTTGCCAAGAAGCCCTTTAAATCCACTTAATTTTCCATAGGCAACGACCATTTTGTCTAGTCCACCAACAGCTAAACTAAGACCACTGCTAGCCATTTTAGCAACAAGCATAGCAGTGATTGCTGCACTCACAGCTTCAATAGCCAATTTGTTTTCGGCAATATGCTTGATAATATCGCCTAGGCTCTGTAGACCACCAGATGTTTTAATACCTAGCATTGAAGCAACAGCCTTAGCTACTCCACCAACAAATTCACCGGAAGTCTGAAGCGCCTTGCCTAAGATCTGCATGGTGCCAGTGAAATCTTTCCACGTGTCCTTAGCAATATCGCCAAGCATAGCACCAATTGCCTTGGAAACAGGCTCCATCTTGACACCTAAATCGTTGAGCTGGTTAGTGACAGGATAGATTTTTTTGGCAATATCGTTAAAGGTGCCAGCTAAGTCCTTACCCTTAATTCCAATTGATCCAAAGTCGCCAGTTAGTCCGTCAAATAAAGACTTAACATTATTAAAAGCTGATGCCGCAAACACACCAGCAAATCCACCAATAGCTTGAGTAACTGGTGCAATATCTTTAGACAGCTCAGAAAAGCCTTTGCGAATTTCACCTAAGATACCAATAACTGGACTTTTTTTAATTGGGCTATCAACATTACTGACAAACGCCATGCCAAACATTTTAAGTGCGCCATCGGCAACACCTAAAGTGTCACCGATTATTGAACCAGCGGTAGTAAATGCGTCCTTAAATACATCAACATTTTTCGCAATTGCACTTAATCCAGTCGCAGCTAGTCCAGCTATTTTAGATAAGCCAGTAGCTGCATCAGTCATTAAACCTTTCATGGCTGTTGAGCCTAAAAAGTCCTTCAAGTCAGCTAGCCCAGTAGATTGTACTGTCAACAGCTTGGCACCGAAGGCATTTTTGTCAGATAACCAAGCGCCCTTGATTTGGGCTAATGCACCTTGACCGGTTTCTCCGAACTTCTTAAATGCATCCGGTGATTGAGTTGAAACCTTTTCCATTAAATCTTGGAATTGTGTACCCGTAAGCTTACCGGAAGAAACAAGTTTATCAAACTCGCTCCGTCCCATACCGGCCGCCTTGGCTAACGCATTACCCAATGCAGGTGCTTGATTTTCCACCCGACTGAGCATTGTAGTAGTGACGGAAGTTGAAGCTGATAATCTACCAATTGTGCGTGTCATCCCTGCTACTTTGTCGCCAGATAAGCCAGATGCAACCCCGATGCCAGCCATTGCTGTAGTTAGCTTTTGAGTGGCGCCGACATCATCAGTCAGGCCGTAGAACCCCTTTTGAATCTTAGTAAGCTCAGCTGCAGAATAGCCAGTTTTAGCTCGTAAGTCGGCCATTTGGGTAATTAATGCAGTGGCACCTTTATCACCAGTACCCATGCTTTCCCAAACACGGCGAATCTCCTCACCAGCTTCGGCAACCTCAACACTACTTTTAGTTACTTCTGTCAGCTTGCTACCAATGGATTGGACTGCACCAGCGATAACGGTACCGCCAAATGCTCCAGCTAAAACGCTATGGGCTTTACCGCCTTTTTCACTGGTATTGTCCAGCTGATCGTTTAACTTGTGTACGGAACTAGTTCCTGATTCGGTATCAGTCTTAATATTTATCTGCTTATCTTTAGGCAACTTCTTAACATCGTCTGTTAACTCAGATACAGCAGCTTTACTGGTACCTGTATTAGCACTAAACCTAATCGACTTGTCCTTTGGCAAGCTCTTAACCTTTTCAGATAGTTGACTAATTTCACCTTTACTATCACCAGTCTTGACATTTAGCTTAACGGATTCATCTTTGGGCATTGACTTTAGTTTTTCAGACAACTGTGAAACGGCGCCTTCACCTTTAGCGGCCGACTCCTTTAAGTCGTTACCAACTTTACTAAATCCAGCAGTATTAGCACTATTGTTAATCTGATCTAATGCTGCCTTGATTGCGCGTAGACTTGTTTCGGCGTTACCGCCAACCGAGAAATCAAATACCGTTTTATAAACTGCCATTAATTATTCTTCCCCCTTTCCTTAAATATTTTTTTAAATGCCTTCGCATAGACGGCTTCCGTTTTAGCGTCCTCGCTGTCAGATCCACGGTGTGCGCGTTCAATACGCTGCTTCTCTTTATCAAAAAAGCCTTGCGCATTACCATCAAGCTTTTGCATATTTTCTGGTTTAGGATCAATCACGACCGTTGGGCTAACAAACAGGCTTTGTGCCGCTTGCTCACTCTGTAAGTGGTCAAAATTTTCCCAGTCTCTACCTTCAATCATTGCACCAAGCAATGTTGGATTAAGCTGGTCAAAGTCATCAATACTAGTGATACCAGCCCGTGAGCGGGCTATTGTTAGCCATTGTCGGTAGTACTTAGTTTGGCTTTCAATGCGGTCAGCACGTTTTCTGTACTCTTCTGCAAGTCCACTAATTGATCGTGTTTCTTGTCGTAGTCGTCCTTTTCTTCCTTGGTTGGTCGTTTGGGTTCTTGAAGCTGTTTCAAAGCTGTTTCTGACTGATTCTTGTAGCTTTCTAGTTGCTTCTTCCAAGCTTGTAGCTGTAATCCGAAAAAACCACTAGCGTTTAATTCTGCTAACGTTTCAGCAAATAAGACGTTAACATCATCTAAAGTGGCTTCGTAATCGCTCAAAGCGTCAAAAAAGACATCAAATGCTGGCATATCTTTTTTTAAATAGGCCAATCCACCGTACAAAGTCTTAGCCAACGCCATTGGATTATTAACGATTAGACCTGTAAAAATGTTGTCAAATAAGTCTTCATTGGTCTTTAGATTGGCAAATTGCTTATACCATTCGTCGATAGATTTAAAATTAAATTTAGTTTCAAGTTGTTTATCATTTACAGTGATTTTCATATTTTATATTTCCTCCTTGATAATAAAAAAGTGGCAGACCTCGTAAGCCTGCCACTCAATGCGGCGATGTTACGCCATTACTATTTAATTAAGAAGCTGCACTACTAGCACCAGAAGCAGTTGAGCTAGTTGCGCTAGAAGAGGCGCCTGAACTACCTGAGCCAGTACCAAAATCAATACCAGAACCGCTGTCTGCGCCACCAGTCATAAAGCCACCGTCTGATTCTTCAACGGTTGGTTTAGCCGCGTTGGCGTTGTCATAAGTCTGATCATCTGATCCACCTGCTAATGTAGGTTTGATAAAGTTATATAAATCAACACCTTGATCAAAAGCGGCTTCCTCTAAATCAGCTTCACTTAATAAGCTTTCTTGTGCTAGCCCTTGGACCTCAAGTGCCAAGCTGGCCTGCATAATACCGCCTAAGCTTTCAGTCTGTGGCAATGCACCCAACAAGCATTGTGAATATTCGCAAGGCGCTTGCCGTGCTGGCTTATCACCAGTAATCTGGTTTAAATTAACTCGGTATAAATGAATCGTAATACCGTATTTCCACGCTTTTTTCATATCTTCAAAAATACCGTCACCAACTTGGAAATAGGCTAATACTGTTCGTTGCTGTGTTGGTTGGCCCATTGTCTTAATTGGCACTGTCTTAGTTTGGATTGTTGTAACCGTCTTAGTGTTAGTGCCAGAAGTACTACCTTGAAGCCCTAGCATCTTAGCAACGTGGTTTTTTTCCCATGTATCTAATTTATAGAAATATAGGTATAGGTCTGATAAGTCTGGGCGTACTGTACTGTTTAATGCGGTAGAACCTACGCCGAAGTTTCCTGCTGAATCGTCTGCCATTGTTTGTTAACCCCTTTCGAGAATTTCATATTCCAATAAAATAACCCCATGCCACAAAGGGCGCGAGGTTGAATTATCAGCTATAGGTTGTTGTGAATTTAGTGATCCGCGAACGTAGCGACACGGGAATTTTGATAAGGCCAATCTTGTTAGCCCGTATTCGGACATCGTTAATGCGTCCATTAGATCTTGTTGTAATTGCAAATCGTAATAATAATCAATGTGTGAGCTATATCGGCCAACTTGCCCGTTACGAAGCATTGGCAAATCAGTTTTCTGTGGTAACTGCACCACAATTTGTGGATATTCCAATTGTTGGCTTGCTGGATTGGCTGCCTGATTAGCTGGTAGCACGGTAGGTGCCAACTGTTTTAGATAATTAATCTGTGCCAGCACCAAGTCAGTACGTGGCATGATATCATCAATCATTTGGCACCTCCATTCACTGTTTCAGATAGGCTGGCCAGTTGCTTATTGATCTCATCTACCATTGCCTTATCCGCATTTCCCATATACGGCTCCGGTATCGGATGTTTACGAGTACCGTCCTCAACAAAGCCACCATATTCAGTCTTGCCATCACTTGCTATAGCATTAGGGTAGACCTGTGTGGCCAGGTCTCGGTCATATGAGGTAATTGACCGCATTAAATTACCAGATGGCACGTACCCACTGCGACCATGCCCAACCATGCTGCGCTCAGTCTCACGTGCCGTTGTTGCTGCTTTAACGCCGATTACGTGCAAAAATTGCGGAATACCGTTGTCTAGTCCTCGTTTCATTTTTGCTACGCTGTCAGCAACATCGTTAACGCCCATTGATTTGAGCTGCTCAGCTGTGGCATTCATTTGATCTTCATAGTTTTTAACAGCTTGGTATTCGATCGTGGGCCGTGTTTCCTGCTCTTGTTTGCTGTCAGCCACTAACAAGACCTGCCTTTGTGTTCACAGCGTAAAACGCCGTAGAATTAGCATGAGTACGTCGTAGCGTCACATCGTAAATAGTTCCGGTCTGTGCTGCCGAATCGTACTCGCCATAGAACGCTAGTTTGTTAGCCTTAGGGTGTCCACGGACAATGACCGTCTTAGCATCCGAATACACTTTGTTAGCAAAAATAGCCTGCTGTTGCTGCGGGCCAATATTGTTAACACGGCACAACCCGAATAGTTTAGCAGTCAACGTTGGAACATTATTAAAAGGCTTAGCAGGATCTGGCTTAGTTGTTTCCGTGATTAAATACACGTCCCTAACTTCAGTCAAAAGATCTCACCAAGCCTTCCGTTCCGGCGCCTGATTGTGTTTTATTGTCCTTGTAAGCATTAAGCTGTGACATATAAGGCGCTAGGTCATCGACGTTCCATGCGTCTGTTAATCCTTCTTCTGCCGCCGAAGTTTTACCCTCATTGCCACGCTTGCCAAACTTAGCTAGTGCCATCTCAGTTACAACACCGGACAACGTGTCAGGCAAGGCATCATATGCTTCACCGCAATACAACGCCACTGACTTACTCGCTAACTTGATATACAGTTCAAGCTTGTCCAAATTGCCACTAGTTACTGCATTATTTGGATCAACACCAAGTGCCGTTTGCACATCACTTAATATTTCGGCTTGTGGCTCTACTGCCATCTAATCACCCTCAGTCGCGTCATTAACCGTTAATGCAAGCGTTGTTGTTAGGCTGCCACTAGTAAACGTAATTGTTGCTGTACCGGTTTTAACACCAGTAACAGTAAACGTGCCTTTAGCGCCAGTCTTGGCAGCAATCGTGCCAATAGTGTCATCACTAGATGATGCCGTAGTTGCACCAACAACATTAGTTGCGTCAGTCGCATCGTCTGGATCGGTAGTAATAGTCATGTCCTTAGATTGACCAACGGTTAAAGTCATCGTTTTTTGACTGCCGACAATGCCAGTTGCTACGCTAGTTGTTTCAGTGTCGCCACCATCAGTAGATGGCGCTACGCTTTTGGGGCCGAGCTTGAAGCACCGGATGCTGCCGCGCTGCCTGAACTAGCGGCACTGCTTGTTGCACCTGTATTAGTTGTACTAGAATCATCTGTTGCTGGTGTAACAACGCCTGATAATACATAGACGCTATCTGCCATTTCGAAAGATGGTAATGTCAACTGAGATACTTTGGTTTCGACGTTTACTGGTTCGGCTTTTGCCATTGTTGTAATCGCAACACCTGTATCAACCATGGCAACGTTGGCAATGTTGCTGATACCCATTAAATCCGCTTCTTCTGGCGTTGTACCAAACCAAGTGCTGCCTAAAGATTGACCGGGCAAGAATGCAACAACGCCATCCGGAATATATTGATGAAATGCATTGTTAACATCTTTATATCCTTTATCGTAGACAACAAATTGAATACCAGTGTTAGATTGCAAGAAACTTTGTAGCTGAGGATCAAGCACCATCGCGTTGGCCGTATTAGCGTTATTAACTAATAGAGTTGCCTTGATGGTTTCGTTGGCTAGTAAGGCATCCCATGTTGTTTGGTTAACAACCGCACGTGTGATAGTTTGACCAGTCGCGTACGAAATTGCTCGTTTAGCGTTCTTAATATCAGTTAATGGATTAGATTTAGCCTGATCCCACGCGACTTTAGCAGCTACTCGGTTACTTGCTGGCATATCGAAGTCAATAACGTAAGAAGTACCGTTACCTGAAATAGTTGCATATCCAGTTGTTAAAGCCTGCATACGAACAATTTCACGGCTAATCTGTGCGGATGTCACTAATTGAGTAACGTTATTAAAAATGTTATTAACAATGACATCTTGATAAGCTGGATTATTGCTTGATTGTACTAATAATAATTTCTGGCGGATTTCCTCATCGATGTATGTTGATTCCTTGTAATAAGGCATGCTGTGTTTGATTTCAGCAAATCCTTGACGGCCACGGGGAATAACATTGGCATCAAAAGCACTAGGCCGTAAGGCTACTTGTGTGTTATTGGCACCCTTGATATAGGCTAAGTCCATCCCTAACTGCTTTTTCGCTGGGAATAATTCGTCGCCTAAAAATGGTGGTTCTGTTTGCGGCATTGTCGTGTAATAGACTGCCACGTCTTGTGCACGAATCATGTCAAAAATACTTTGTGGCATTTAGTTTTCCTCCTCTTTTCTAATTGCGTTTAAGAAATGTAACTTTGCTAGCAAGCGCTGTTTTAGCAGCGTCTGAGACTGTTACATCTGGAATACGGTTTAAGTTAACAAAACCAAAAATAAGTAATGATCCATTACCTGAACCGCTAGTGACATTAACATCGTGTAATAACACGCCTTGTGCTGTAGCATCATTAGCTACGGATAACACTGAGTTTTCATCATCAGTTGCTTGTGTTGATCCGCCAACAGGTGTACCGGCTGGGATGATCTTTTGACCATGATCATCAGCAGTTACGCCAGTGTCATTAAGTTCTACGGATAAAGAAGCCGTTGGTTGAACGAATGCTAAGATCTGATTAGTTGCACCATACGTTGTTTTCATGCTTTAATTCCTCCTCTATTATTTATTAAAATAACTTGATTTAGGCTTAGTGGGCGCAAACTCATTGGCTAGTTTTTCACCATAAGCGCCTTTAGTAACAGCCTTACTGCCACCGCCAGCTCCTGGAGTTTGCTTACCCTTAAGCCGTTCTTCAACAGCCGCCTGAACTGATTTATTGAATTCCTTACCGATTTCATCAAGTCGTGAATCCGTATCTGCGTCTGAACCAGCAACCGCCCATTCTGCAAAGCTAGTTGGCAATGTCTTATCTGCCGCAACTTGTTTGGCATGGTCTAAGCGATCACGGTGGTCAAGCTGTGACTGTAGTTGAGCAACCTGTTTAGCTGAGTCACTTTGTTCAGCAGCTGCCTGTTGTTCAGGTGTCATATTGGCTTTCTTTTGGTAATCAGCAATGGCAGAATTGATCTGATCATTAGTCGACTGTTGCCATTTTTCTTGTGCTTTCGATAGCCGTGACTTAATAATTTCGTCAACCTTAGCTTGTTGACCATCAGTAAAAGTAACTGAGCTTTGCTGGCCGCTGTCTGTATTATTTGTTTGTGCGGTGTCATTACCCTTTGCTTCTTCTACTGCTGGTTGTGCTGGTACTTCCGCACCGTTACTGCCGTTATCTTCGGCAAAGAACTGTAAATTCATTTTCATTAGCTGTTTCATAATAATTCCTCCCGTTTTACGCCCGTCGGCTAATTTCCAGCTTGTTCTTTAACGCCTGCATAACCGTTAAAAGGCAAAATAAAAAGCCCACAGCGTGGACTTAATCATCAAATATTGAACTGTAATCATCGTCTGGAACTTCTACAATGTCGCATTGACAATTGGGATGAAATGGTGGCGCGTTAACACCTTGCTCCATATCATCAACATTGAATACTGTGCCATCCATATCTTCGCAATCGTTACACGTTGATTCGGCCAAAATTGACTGATTCATATACTTGGCAACACCGCGAGAATGAAAATCGGACTTTTTGCTTTCCATGTAAGTGTCGGCTGCTTGTGTGCGTAGAATCATAGCCGCACGCCCCATTGATCCATTTGTACTCACATCTTGACCAGTTAGTAACTTATTAACCTGCTTAGCGTAATCCTGTGGCTTCTGATGATTTTTTAACGCCTGATCAACAATCCCATCAAGCTTGCGCATTGTCTGAATAACTTCGCTATTAATACTGCTATTAGGGTCCTGGCCTTTGTAGTTACTGGCTAATATCTTGCTAACGGCCTTTTGAGTTAGGCCTTTGTGATATGGATTATTCATTGTTTTAGCAATCTGGGTATTAACTTCGTCCGTCGTTGGATCACGTTTAATCTGCTGCTTAAGCTGCTTAGTCACTTTATTACTAACAGCCTTAAACTTATTACTGCGAACTTCCTGTGGAATACTGCCTGTCGTATCAGACAACTGTTGTTTGCGGCTCATTGCCAATTGGATCATCACATAGTTAACAGACGCCGTTAATAGATCATGATTACTTTTGAGCGGCTTGTTATCATAAGTGACACGCAATAGTTGTTGATTATCTGGTGTGGCGTTACTCATTAAATTCTGTAATTGCTGCATAAAATGGCTTATCTCGTCTTTAGGTGCGTTGGCTTGCCAATTACGTTTGTCAGCAATAAAGCGGCTAATGATATCGTTTATTTGGCCTTGCGAGGCACTGTACATCTGTTCAAGCTGTTTAACCCGAGCATCACTGGCACCGTAGATCTTTTTAGCTAGATCACTAATATTATGTTGTGCCATTCGATCCACCACCGTTTACTTGATTAGCAGCACTTGCGGCACTGCTTGTGTCACTCGCCGGCGGATTGGCGGCACTATCCGGTTGATTAGTTGCGGCGGATTGTGTTTGATCAACTACCACCGGTTGCCCTTGATTAGGCTGTGCGTCAATCGGCATACTGATTCGGTTAGGATCATTAGTCGTTTCGTCCTTAATCCGGGATGCTTCCTCATCTGGCTTAATGCCAGTAACTGGTTCAGCCATATCATGTAATGTCTCATCACTAAACGATCCCGTATCAGATAACGCCTTGATATTAGTAACGATGGCATCATCATTCTTAGGCAGGTTAGGAGTAAATAGCGGTGTGATATATTCAACCTCATCCGCGCTGCTTATCGTACCTTCTTTTTCCCAGTAATTGCCTAGTAAACGATAACGGCGCATTAGACCGCGCATATATAACGATTCGGCTATAGCGCGTTCTTGATCACTGCCCCATAATTTATAAGACATAGCAACACCGGATGCATTCGACGCAAAATTAGCATCGTTAACATCCGGCGTATTTGTGTATTTATGAATATCGTTCATGAGTTGATCAATGTACTGTTTCCAATCAGCGGCCGGTAATTGCTTAGCCAGATAACTTGCCGTAGGTTGGATAACGGTTGGTGCTACTCCAGCCATTCCGGGGACAATCTTTGGTTTAAGCCACATGATTAAGTTATGTCGATTAATATCAGGATGACCATCTTTATTGGTTTCAACATCACCTGTTAGGACTAATACAGCGTTATTAAAGTCCTCTTGACTGTTTGCCATCTCGGATAACGCCTTGTCGTAACTGTCGATATAATCCAAATCACGTTCCCAATCGCCCATGCGTTCATCGTTATTAATGAATTCGGTAATTGGAACGCCGCCAAAGAAATGTGGCTCAGCGTGATCAACTTCAAGCGGAATAGTTGGTGCTCCAACTGATTTGTAGTAATAGATGTTATCGGCCGTGTAGACCGTCACATACCATTGCTGCTTGCCCATGAACGTGACTGGATAATAGTAAACAGCAAATAGGCTGTGCTGCTCTACCGTCGTATCATAAACAACGAAAGCATTGCTTGGGTCTAACGCCTTAACGGCAACGTCTGTGCTATCCTGCTTAACGTAAAGTAATTCAAATGAACGCCCAGTTACACTAAGATGTTTCTTCATGACCTTTTCGTGATAGGATTCATCCGCGCCAGTGTTGAATTGTGTAATGGCATTCGTAAGGTCATCCCCATTGCCAGAGTTATCTGACTTATTAAACTGAAACTTGATTGCATTGCCTAACGAATAACCAACACGAATATTAGTGATATAAGATGGGATGCCACTAGCAATACGGTTATCTGCTCGGCTCTTCCCCTTATGTGAACGCCAGTAATGAATATCGTTATCGCCAATATAATAACGTTCTAGTGTAATTAATCGTTTCATCTGATTGTTATAATGCTGATTAATAAAGTTCGTCACATATTTAGACAACGCGAGTGGATCATTAGCGACGCCTTGAAAGACGTCCGCTGGCATCTTAAAAACAACGTTGCTATCAAAATAAAAGCGATCTCCGCTTAGCATGTCAATAGAACCTTGCCTAGGATATCCGGGTAATGAGTTTAAATGTGCTTGGTTGTCTTCTGTTTCTGCCATTAGTCGTCGCCTTCCTTTAATGGTTTAAAATAATAAGGTCGGGGATTATTATTCTGAATGACGGAAATATTTAAATGCATTAATTGGATTTGGTTAGCCATCTTATATAGATGTAGGTTAGCAAGAAGCCTGAATAACAGTCCAATCGGAATACAGTCCCAATCACATTCGTAAAATTTGCCATTATTTTTTAAGTGTTCTAGCTGGGATCCATCTGAGGTCGCAATTACTTTCTTTTGCTGCATTATCTTGCCTCCTAAAAGCCTAATTGCCTTAATGCTGCCGCTTGATCGGCAACACTCGGTGCATCATCGTATTGAATCTTGTTTAATATCATTTCACACACACCAGTTAATGCATCAGGCGCATCATCATGCTTGTTCTTGCCCTCACGCTGATATCTTAATAGATAATCGGCTAACTCAGGCCAACGCGTCTGCCAATCAACCGGAAAGTAAATGTGCTCCATAACCCACATTGAATTAGATATAATTCGTGCAATCTTGTTCTGTGAATTATGAAACCATTGAATAACCGTCTGATTAGTTCGGTATTGGTTTTTAAGCGTTCGATCAACCTCACGGGCAAAACCACGGCCACCATTGTTAGATTCGATCGTTGCCGTGTTTACTTTATTTTCAAATAGTTTGCGTGTTAACAACGGTTCAGTGATCTCCATGGGTTGCTGCGTAAATACGACATCCCTGATATAAGCTTCACCATTAATCACATCGAAAATATAACTTGATAGATAATCGCTGCCTTCGTCCGCAGTATCGGTATAACTGCCTGTATATTCAGCAATTGAATTTCCACTACTATCAACCGGTATCCTGTCATACGTCTTAAATGACTTATATAACCGTCCTTGAACGTCAATTGGTTGCTGCTGATAATTTGCCGCAAATATTTCCGGTGACGTGATATTCTTACGCCGCTTGAACTCATCTGCTGACAAGATATCCTCACATAGCATTGAACCATCGGGATGTTGTGCCGTTTCGATCATCGTTTTAACCTTGTAGCCCATATCAGGTAACTCGTCCATAATACGTCCGGCTAAATCACGTGTTGCCCAGCGTGTCATGATAACGATAATCTTGCCGCCTGATTCAAGCCGTGAAAGCATTGTGTCTGTGAACCAAGACCACAATTGATCTAGTCTATTTTCGTTAAATGCTTCTTCGGCCAACTTGATCAAGTCATCAATGATTAGTAAATTGGCACCAAATCCAGTTGCAGTACCACTAGGTGACGTTGCTAGATAGTTGTTATAACCGTCTTCTAATGACCACAGGTTCATAGCTGCGTCGCCTTGTTTAACGTGTGTATTAGGAAACACATCAGAGTAAATAGGGATGTCTTCATCAGCCTTGATCTCCTGAATGGTATTACGAACGCTCTTAGATAAAACGGTTGATAGCGTTTCATTATATGAGCCTGTCATGATCTTCCAGTCAGGACTACGACCTAATAACCATTCGACTAACAAACTTGCCGTACGTGACTTACCAAAGCGTGGCGGCAAATCTACTAGCAGCACGTCACTATTATCATCACCAACGGTAAACTGCTGAAATTTTTCGCACATCTCAACTTGATACTTGCGACTCACCTTATAGAATTCCGGTGCCATCAAATGACAGTAATCAAAAAAAGAGCGCCGTGCCAATTCGACACGTGCTCCCAGCTTAATTAATTGTGTTTTATCCATTATGATCATCAGCCAACTTACGCAATTCTTCGGCCGACAAGTCCTTAAATGGGTTAGTTGTATTAACGCCACCACTTAACTCAGTTTCACGCTTATCACGCCATTCTTTAGGCTTACGATTCTTTAGCCAGAATATTTGTGCTGTCGTGTCGGGTGGCAATTCGTGCTTAATTTCAATGATTGGTATCTTTTTATATTCAGGGACGGCGGCTATGGCGGCATCTTTAATTTCTCTTTCAGTCGCTTCCTCATGATCAAGCTTCCACTTGTTTTCATAAGCATGTCGTTTCACCGCAAGAATGTCATCATCAATGTGAATCATTTTCGACTGTTTCTCGGTAGTCGTTGTTCCTAGTGCACGTTTTAAGAGAGCATTCTCAACTTGACGGTCAACAACTTCTTTGCCCTTTTTTAGGGCGTTCGATATGTCAGAATGCTTGTTCTTCCAGTCATATAACGTAGGCCGCCTAATACCGATGTTTTGAGCAATCTGTTCATCAGTGAGACCATCACGCGCCCAGCCTTCAATTTTTAATAATCCTTCTTTAGTTATCCATTGCTGATACTTGCCTTTAGCCATGATCCCACCTCCATAATTAACTCAATTAAATTATCTGATCTATAACGGAAAGTATAGGACTCGAACCCATACGCGAAATTAATCGCCACAGTTTAGTAAACTGCTGCATTACCAGTTATGCTAACTTTCCAATGAACGAGAGTGGATTTGCACCACTGAATCCATAAGGAAACGGATTTACGGTCCGTTGCGTTTGTCTTATCTTCGCCACTCGTCCATATGAAATAAAATGGGCTCGAACCATTGACCCCACAATTATAAGTTGTGTGCTCTACCAACTGAGCTATTATTTCGTGACTTGTTACAATCCCGTTCTTTTTGTCGTTGCTGTTTCTTTTGCCGCTTAAACCACTTATCTAGGTCACTATATATTTTTGTTTCTGTGCCACATACGTAGCCATATTTATTATGTTGCATTATTATCACCTACACAAAAAGGCGCCTGTAAGAGCGTCTCATTAGGGTATGTCACTATTTTTGCTGCCATTTAAACGAGACGGATTAGATCCGAATGTAGCTAACGTTTTAGGAGATGGTGCTATCATTTAAATGGTCAACGCGGCCAGACGGATTCGAACCGCCATTGTCATCTATGTGCTCTACCTGAATTAATCTTGATGGCTGCTAACAATTTCTGATGATTAATTACCTTGAGCTATAACCGCTAACGGAATTGAACCTTGCCCAATGACACCCACAACAACGCGAGTAAGTGAGATTAAACTATGCCCAATATCTGTTTATATCGCCGGTAAGGATTTGCACCCTACATGAGACTCGATGTCCCTGTGTAGCCCATTGAGCACACGATAATCTAGAATCACGTCATGCTCTCCGGATTAATCACTCGTCTACCTATTGCGCCACAGCGATTAAAGGAAGAAATTTTGATGGCTAATAACCAGTACTTTTCGTGCCGTCTACTAACGGTCAACATCTATAATACTAATTTACTGCCTGATTGTGTTTCTATGTTGCGTATTTGTTGACTCATATTGCATTCCCAACGATTGGGCTACATCAACGAAGAACGCCGAACGGTATCTGCTAAGCTGGCCTTTGTCTAAATGATATTTAACGGCCACGCCGGTTAAAGTTAACTCCGGAATATCCTTAAAATATAATTCGTCTAATAATTCTTTAGTGATTTCATTGGCTCTATTCAGGCACTTAGTGATAATGGCCTGTTGTCTCAACATGTTCTGTAACCACTTATCATCTTCAAGCCTAACAACGAAGTTCTCTTGTGGCTTAGATATCTTATTGCCCTTGCCGCCACCAACATTTTCATCATGATCTTCATCATACGGATACATAAGCATTTCACGCCTATCTCTGATATATTCATCAATGTGTGGATAATCCCGCAACATGTCCGCAATATAGTTAAAGGTGGATCTCTTCAAAATTACCCAACTCCCCGTGGTATAATATAAGGGAGCTTTGTTCAGTCATCCTGCGTTTAGCGGCGTCAGGGGTGGCTATTTTTTTATTCATTTTTTCGGTCATCGACTAAGTCACTTGAATTAACACCTAGTGCTTTAGCAAGCTTTTGTAGAATTACAATGGTAATACCATTCTTCGTTCTAACATTTAATAAATTTTGTATTGATTGGGAGTTAACCCCTGATTGATAAACTAAATAATTTGTTGACATGTTTTTATCACTCATTAAATATCTAACGTTGCCTGCCACAACTTGCCTAATATCTTTTTCCACTGTTATCATTCCTCTAAATCATACTTACTAGTTCTGCGTCTGAATCCTCGCTGTGGTCGATCACATAATAATCACGCGTTGTTTGCTCTGATTTGTGTCCCATCATCTTTGCGACTGCCTTAATTGGTTGATGATCATTAACAACTAAATTAGTTGCTCTGCTTGTCCGCAATAAATGTGGATGAATGTGACGACCGACAATACTAGAAAACTCTTTGAACCAATAACTGAATGCTGCCGGCGTCAATGCATGAACACCATCTTTGTCAATATGGACAAATAACATCGGACAATCATCATCAATGCCAGTGTGCTCGGCCATGGCAACACGCTGATCATCCCACTGCTTGAGATAAGCAATCGTATACGGTGCTAACTTAAACTGCCGCACTTTACCAGCTCTGCCACGACCTTTGCATCTAATCTTATTGCTAATAAAATAGCTGATATCATTGCCAGAATCATCACTAAAGTGCTTTGCGTCATTGTCAGTGTAATTGGCTAGTTTACGTTCAAACTGACCTGATTCGGCACGCCTGCACGCTGTCTGGTACGTGATCGCAATATAAGCAAGCTTCTGGTATTCTTTCCGCCGCTCGAGCACAGTCATTAATTTATCTAATTCGGCAGGTGTTAGTGGCAATTTTGGCTTAGGATCGGTCTTAACTGTTGTTTCCCGTCCCAAAGCAATCGGATTTGTAAACGGAAACAGTCTGCTTGAGCGGTACTTTTGAATGTATTTGCATAACTGACTAGCCGCCGCTAATTTAACTGCTTGATTGGCAGATGAAGTGTTATGGTTAATTAGCCAGTCTTGATAATGCTTGCCATCTATGGCCGTTAGCTTAGTAATTCGCTTGTTACCGCAATCTGTGTAAATCCAATGTGCGAATATTCTTAAGCACGAATGATATTGATCTAACGTTTTAGGAGATAGTTTAGGACTAATAGCCAGAAACTCATTAATAATTTTGTGGTTATAACGATTAGCCTTAGTCTCAAACCACTTGTCAGAAACAGCACTAATACGGATGTCTTTAACAGCGTTCATTATTAAAACCTCCTTAAATCCACATTTTATTTTCGTATCACTTCATTCGGGTATAATTAATTCGAAAGGAGGTGATACTATGAATGCTACTCTGATAACTGCCGCTATCGCTTTAGGCGCCGTTATATCGCCTGCAATAACTACTTGGATAAATAATCATTTCAAGCTAAAATATATGGATCATGAAGAGGCGTCTAAAAATCAAGAATTCTTGCAATCAATTCAAGAAAAGCAACAACTTGATTCAAAAAATCAAATTAGCCACATTAAAACTATCTATGAAAAATATGCCAGTTACACATCAACGGTTATAGCAACTAATCGTAAGGAAAAACTAGACGAACAAAGTGAATACTTTGGACTCATTCAGCTTTATTTGCCCCAAGACCTGCTCTCCGATGTGCAAAACGTACAAAATTCGATCATAAATAAAGATGATGAAATGAATAAAACTATGGAACAAACTAGTAACCTTTTTTTGAATGTATTGCCAAGACTTAATGACGAAGTAGCAAAGTTACAAGCACTCCCAAAACAATCAGCGAATAGATAGGATAAATGCGATCATTCGGTCGCATTTTTTTCATCCATAGTTGACAAAGCATAATCGCTATAAGCACGACCCAAAACAATACGATCTTGCTGATCAATTCGATCACCTCTAAATTTTCGTTTTGACTTCAAAATTCACTTTTTATCTTGTTCCATTTGTCTCTTTAGGCCTTCACGCCGTGCAATCCACTCCTCCGTAAACCAATCATCGGAATATCTGCGCATTGCCGCTGTTTTGCCCTTACTCACATATAATTGAAATCTTTTAAACTCTCCATCACCAAAACAATTATTGGCCCTCTTATAATAATGAATACCAACTAAATCCCAAAAAGTGTTATGAACCTGACCAATTAAGTCGTGCATTCGATCACCTCCAAAATTAACTTTAGGCCTCCCTAAAGTTAGCTTTTATTGTCAATTTCGTACCCGTCTAGCCAAGCACGAGCAAAGGTGTCGCTATTATCGTGAATCCAGTCAAAGACTGGCTGGTCTAACGTCAGCTTTGTCATGGCATCGAGCAGTTCATAGTGACTGGCCTTCGCGTCTTCGATGTACTCTCCCACCGCTTTCGGGATCACCGGCATATCATCTGGCAAGGCGGCAGCATAGTCCTTCTCGTATTTGGATAGGGTTCCATCAAACTCACAATATCCATACGCTTCCTCTCCTTGGCCCCCGACCTTAAAAATCAAGTCGTACCATTCGTCTAGTGCCCGCTCGAACACGTCCCGCTTCGTCTCATTGCTCATAGCTTGTCTCCTTTTATCCACATAATAAACAGTACAATCGCCATAATTGCCAATGATGTGAAGAATCCAATCCAGATTGGCGACAGCACCCCACGCCAGCTCCAGTTGATGACGTGCGTTAACTTTAGGGTGATAAAGACAATCGTGAGCAGCCCGATGAAACCAATCCCACCAAACGTATGTTTTTCATTATTACTCATCGTCAGTCACCCCCTTAGCTTCAGGAATAAACGCATTCATAGGTAGGCGCAATTCGTTGCCGTCCTTTAGCCTCACCATATAGCAGTTCCCATCACTGCCAGATTGGTCTCTGATGAAGTCGATGCTAACAACATCACGGTCTGAATGACGCTCAACTGGGTTGTTATGTTGCCCATCCCAAACCATTTTGAAATGTGGTTCATCGTACGGGTGCCCGACTTCAATCACCCTTGTTGTCTGGAATATGCTGCCGTCATTAGGATTCTCATCGTGATCCATCAAGGACAGGCTTTCTAGCCTGATTATTTTATTGCTCATCGTCAGTCACCGCTAATAATTTCATCGTTTGCTTGCGGCCACTTATGAAGGCCAACAGTGATTGTCACCTTGTCATCATCGTAACCATCAATCGTTGATTGCCGATAGAAACCGTGGTCTTCAAGGTCTTTTGGCGCTTCAAGAATTTTTTGAATGCCCTTTTCAAGTTCATTCAATTCATCTCTTGTCATGCGCATATAGATATTGGCTTCCATGTCATTCACATCTAGCTCAATAGCAAACTCTTTATTCTCCATCGTCAGTCACCTCTTCTTTCTCACAATCTTGCAAGCCGTAATTCTCGATCTCTGCTTCAGCAACCTCTTCACGATCTAGTTGTTGCGCCCATTTAGGAGCCTTATTAAGCTCTTCATCAGTGAAGTCTTGATGCAGTCCTGACATTCTTCGGCTAGCGAACCATTTGCCATCTTTCTTTGTCAGATACTGCTTAGCACCGTCTGTTGTTACAAGGCCGTCTAGCTCCACCAGATATTTCTTCTCCTTTTCCGCGGTGTAGCCGTTGACGTAAGCTTCCATCAACAATTCTTCATCATCACCACCGCCAAATTGAGAAATTTCGCACGCTGGCCACATAGCATCATGCGCACGTTCAACAATTTCGGCTTGTTTCTTGGTTAGGACTACCTTTTCAGGCTCCTCAATCAAAGTGACAACGTGGCCGTAAAAAATTTTAGCCCACTCTAGCGTGATATCACTGCTTTTGAAAGCAATTCCTGCATTATCGTTCCAAGAAGATGTACTATCCAAGTATTTCCCTTCGTCGTTCTTTACCGCGTACAATTTTTCTTCACTCATTTTTCGTCCTCCTTTACCGCTGTTAATTCCTGAATGACTTCGTTGTATCTTGCTGGCATCTCTGTTGATTCAATATGATTTTGTTCAGGCTCTAGCCACTGCCGAATATCAAATTCTTGTTCAACGTCTTTGCTATGCGGCATCACATTTACTGTGCTGAAATGCAAGTAGTCGTCTTCATCGTTTTGGATGAAATATACTTGTCTAGCAGCACGTGTCAGGCTGTCGCCGTGAACAATTGTTGCGTTCATGCCACGAATAGCACAATTGAATATCAGAAACGGCAACGTGCTATCGCCAAGCTCTTCCAAATGATAAAAATACATGCTTGGCCGATAGTCCCACGGCGTGTGCTTCAAACGGTCTTGTTGCCATCGTTGAATCATCATTGATCCAGTCCCAGCCGCAACCTCGTAATACTCGCTACTGTCATTCGAGCCTACCAGCATGTTCCCGAGCTTGCTGATACTCTCCGGAGTGAAATCTTGTTTCTTGTCTTTTCGGTCAGCTTGAACACTCATGAAATATTCTGAGAACCAGTCATGCGATACGTCTGTGCTAACATCTAGAAATTGCTTAAAAAGCTTGTTACGCTTTTGCTGATCCATGATAATGCCCATCAATGCGGATGGCGCCTGCTGTGCTTCGCGAACGTCCAACAGTTTGTGAACGACATCTGCTGTAAATTTGGTCGTCATTTGAGTACCTCTCTTTTCGCATTGACTGACTTTACAGCTTGATTGGAGTAATCCTTGATACTCTGTGCGTCTTCGATTGCCTGTGATAAGTCATTGTTTGTCTGTTTCGTGGCTTCTAACTTAGATGTAAGGTCATTGATTGTCTGCTGCTTAACCTCAACTGTTATTGCTGGATCAGCGTCTGTATCTGGTCCCCAAAATCGGTTACCTTGGCAATATGAGCATAATTTATCCATTTATTTCAACTCCTAAATTTGGGTTTTATCGCGTGATTTATAAACTCACTTTATTGCCTTGACTTCCTTTATTAATTCTTCCGAAATAAATCCCCCTATTAAAAATAATCCAGCTATTTGCCAATAACGATGGTCCCGGATTAAAAACGGAATGCTTATGCTTGTGTAGAATATTAATGTGCATAGACTGAAAATCCCTAATCCAATAAACATTTCAAACAGGAATTTTAAGAGCCTTGCTTTCATATTTTCACCTCTATTTTAACTGCTAACAATCGTTTTAACCGGCGCCAACGCTTTCTTGCTGGTGCGATTGGTTTTGCAAATAAATCAGGAAAATACTCAGCACCATGAACAATAAGTAAGTGTTCCCAATCTGATTTTGTTTTTATTTCTTTCATAGTTGTCTCCTATTATCGTTTGTCGTGTACGTTAAATATTTCGTGGCTGTAAGCCAAATTTGAGAACGTCCTTGCCGGTATTCCTAAGCGGCTGGCAATGTCCTTTAACTTGACTTTGTCATGCTTCCACCGCCTTATTTGCGCTAGATTAGGCTTGATGTATTTTTCGTACATAGTTAGTTCTTCACGCGAGTTGGGCTTTAAATTGTTAGAATACAAAACCTCTTTAATATAAGACTCAGATGCCTTGGCCGTGGCCGAAATCTCTTTCGGTGTCAATCCTTCATGATTATATTTAAGGATCAGGCTCTGCATGGCTGTATGCTTTTTTTCAAATTTTGGTAGCCGGTGAATACCTTTAATACTCATTCCAGATGCCATTAGGCTTTTCAAATTAACAACGATATAACCGTTTCCGCCTAGTAATACTTTGCTATCCTTTTGATCTGGCAACACCGGATCAATCAACGCACTATTCTCATAATATTTTAAAATCCTACCCTGAAAGTTACGGAATACGGAATCACCATGCTTGTATTCTTTAACCGTAACTGTGTCATTAATTTTTATGTTTTCAGTCATTATCCTGTCTCCCAAGACTTAAAATGGTAAATCATCATCGGAAATATCAATTGGATCACTGCCTGCAAATGGATCACTCGACTTTGCCGGTGGTTGTTTTGCAGGTTTGTTATTGCTTGCCGGCTTATTATTTGATTGTCCACTGCCTTTTGAATCTAGCAGCGAAAAATTATCAACAACGACTTCTGTCACATAAACACGCTTGCCGTCTTTATCGTCGTAGTTACGTGTTTGAATACGACCATCAATTCCAATTAGTGACCCCTTGTGCGTAAAGTTGGCTAGATTTTCTGCTGGTTTACGCCAAATCGAACATTCAACAAAGTCACTTTCGCGCTCACCATTTTTACTTTTAAATTGACGGTTAACGGCTAGTGTAAAGCTGCTTACCGCTGCTCCACCAGAGGTGTAACGTAATTCAATATCACGTGTTAACCGGCCAACTAGTACTGCTCTATTAATCATCTGCGTAATCTCCTTGAGCCACCGATTTATGGTTATAGTTTTTAGTTAAAGTAACATTTTTATCCGTTACTACTTTGGCGCCAAGGCGTTTAAATATATTTGCCCATACCTCAGCACTATCACTTGAGTTAAACCGCATGATTTTAGTTTCATTTGTTGTGATTGGTAACTTAGTTTCACCGAAAATAAATTGCCTTGGTTTACTCAAATATCCGTTTTGTATTTCAACTAAGTACACTCTAAAATTCTCCCTTACAAATCTTGATCGCATCATCCGCACTTCTGGCCACACCGTAGTTAAATCCCCAATCGGCGTACGATTTGGCCCATTTATCTTGATCATCCCTTAGGCGGCCTGTTTTGGTCTTAACCTCAATAAACGAGGCCTGACCACTTTTGGCAATGGCCAATAAATCTGGCGTTCCATTCGGGATTCCCGTGTTAAATGTATATCCTCTAGCAAGACGCATCTGCCCAACCGGTAGCCGCAAAACTAAGTACCCTAGATGCTCTAAAGTATCCCTAATTTCACGTTGAATAACAGTTTCAGGATTAATCTTGCTCATGCGGTGGTGCTTCTCTTTCTCGCTTGTGTTTCTCATTCAATTTATCTAACAGCGGTGCCCAACGACTGTATATATTCGCTAGGACAACATTAGATTCAGTGCCGATAGCAAATGATAAATCCGATTCATACAGCCCAACACCCTGCTTTTGTTCATATTCTGCCTGCTTATAAGCCTGACTTAGCATCGGTTCAGCATGACTTAATGGCTTGCCTTTTTTCCGCAGTGACTTGCACATCTGCAACCACGCATCCAATATTTCGACCACAAACAGGCTATATTTAAAATTAAACTGAGTCATGATAGTATCAATTTGCTTAATACTCTCTAGATAAAATTGTTTAAACTCTTCATCCGTCACCATGACTCAATCCTTTCTAAAATCGTTCTGCAAATTTTTGTGTGTCTTTGTAAAAATTAAAATACAGTTTGGTCAACTTACCCTCACGGTTTTTCTTAATATCTAAACAGACAACTTGAAAATTATCGTCATTGGCCTGATCATCAACATTGCTTAAAAATGCCACCTTGTTGGCGTCTTGCTCAATGCTGCCTGACTCTCTTAGATCCGCTAAATCATTACTTTGTCTTTGCTGTGAAGCCCGATTTAATTGGCTCAGTAAAACGATCGGAATGTCTAATTCTTGAGTGGCCTTCTTGAGTTCGCGTGTAATTGATCCAACTTCAGTTGAACGTGTGTCGCTCTTGCTATCAGAATGAACCAGCTGCAAGTAATCAACGATTGCCATATAGTGCCCTGATTGGCAGTCCGCCGCACGCTGTCTAATCGTTCCGGCTATTTCCCCGGAACTTTCAATATTCTTGTAAATCGTTAAACGGTTATCATTTAAGAATTTCATTGAAGCCAATACTTTTAGTTTTTCTTTCTCGTTCATTTGTTTGTTAGCGTTGTAGAATTTTCGGGCTGGTATCGCGCTAATCATGGCACCAATACGGTCGTATATTTCGCTATCACCCATTTCAAGCGAAAAAATATCAAGCTTTAATTTAGGATCACTTCTAAGCGATTGAATTGCCAAGTTGGCGCTAAATGCTGATTTACCAACAGCAGGCCGTGCGCCAATAACAAATAAATTATTGCCCCTAATACCGCCATTTAATGCATCATCAAGATTGCTATAAGTCTTAATTCCCTCTGGCGTATCGCTATACAACTTGGTTTTCATTTCGTCATATAATTGCGACATTGATTTATGCGGTTTGCTAATCTTGTTATTGACCATATCAAGTTGTTTTTTTAGTCGATCAAGGTTATTAGTATTTGGATCTGAGGCATAATCAAATGCTGCACTAGCCGCTTCAATTCGTTGATGTTGGTTACGCATTAGGATGATATCCGCCTCATATAGCTGAGAAACATGTTCATTTTGGCTGAAATCATATTGCAAAATTGCATCCCAAGTATCGTTGCTAATCTCACCGCCATGTTGAAAATTAAACTTAGAAACGAATTCTGCAGACCCTGAAAAATCACCATTTTCTTGAATAAGTGTTTTAACAATATTGCGGTAGTTAGGAGCGAACCATTCTGCTTCAATCTTTCCAAGTTTGATCAACCCTGGGCTGTTAATCAGAGTTGCAATAATACTCCGTTCTAGTGGCATATCATCAATTTTTATAGTTGGCTGATTCATACGCTCACCCCTTGGTAAATCTCAAGCACATAATCATACTCAATCGGTCTATCAGCACTGGCCTTAACCTGCTCATAAATTTCTGGTGCCGTTCGGCCAGCATACTTAGCGTTCTTTATTCGTTCAACTAATCTAGATTTAAATTGCTGTTCTGCCTCTTCCGGACTTAGTTGTGTTCTTTGTGGTTCAGAGGGGTGTTGCTTCTTGTACTCGGCCCTAGCCTTTAGTGTCAGCTGTTGATATTGTTTTCTGAACTTGCTTGCAGACAAAATATTAGTTGACCAGAACTCATCATTTTCAGTCCACTTGATTAGATTGCGAACCTTGTTAATATCCCGCTTATCTAGTTCAACGATCTTTCTCATATCGTCTGCCCATTTTTGTAAATTGGGTTCTTTAGTACTAGGGTCATTCCGCTTGATTAAATCAAAGAGTGATTTAGCCAGTTTGAAATAATCACTTTGCTCGTCGAAAACGCGTTTGCGACAAGAAGTACTTTTAGTATTAATACTTGTAGTATTCTCTTTAACAATATTGTGCATAGGGTCTTCACTTTTTTGTGTAGAGGTATGCTCTTTATTGTTAATAGGGGTAGTGCTAATTGTTAGTGCTCTTTTATCAATTTCTTTACTATTTTCCTTGTAAACTAATTTGATATTTAGATATCCTTTCTTGGCTAATTTAGAAATAAGTCTAGATACTGATCCTTCTTTAATGCCATATAAATCAGCAAAGTGTTTGTTAGAGGCCCAGCAATAACCTTTTTGGTTACATAGCGCGGTAATCTCTCCGTAAAGCAATTTAGCATTAGCGGGTAAATCTTTGTCGTAACGTACGTTAGCCGGAATAATGGCATAATAACTAGGACTCTCCATCGCCTTTACCTCCAATCCTTAATTTCTTGCGTTCTTCATAATTCAATTTAATTGGCTTAATATGATATTTCTGTAAGAACTTATCGACGCCGATCGTGTGTTGCTCGGTATGGTGAATTCGACATAATGCCATAAAATGAAATTTAGCATGACTAATCTTGCGGCGGTTATTACCCATGCCAACTGCTTCATAATGAGCAATGTCGGCATGCTTACCGCAGATAATACATTTACGAAATCTTAAGCAGAACCACTCTGCTGTATAATCATTTGGCAGCATGTCCCAAGTCCTTGTACTGAATGGCACATCATTTCTGAAACAAAATTCAAGTATAGTTTCAATCGTGTAACTTGCTGTCGTCACGGAACAATTACTTAATGAGTACGGTTCAAGATTGAATATTTCACGCGTGTAAGACTTCATGAGATCTTCAATATATTGCGGTACATCCCCGTTCCATTCAGAAATGTCTCTAATCAACGCCCAGATCTTTTTACGTTGATCTGGACTAATTGTCCGACCATCTTCAATATCAAGCTGTATGGTTGGCTTACGGCCATTGGCAAGCTTACTCATTCGATAAATGGGTGCGTCATCATTCAACTTGATTTTTAATTGATTGCCTGACAACTGATCTAGCTCACCAAATAATTTCATTAGGCCGTTTGCTCCTTCTGCGTCTTCTTTTCAAGTTTTGCTTTAACACTGCTGATATAGTTCAACAACTTGCCATATTCGGAAGTATTTAACTGATTAAGTGGCTTATTTAGGCCAACCTGTCTGATTGAATTAGCAATAACCATTTCTGTATCGGCACCGTGTGTTTTGGCAACTTGTTCAAATATTTTTGTAATGACAGTTACTTGAGTTTTAGAAACGACTCTTGGCATATCAGCCTTGGTTTGTTCGGTCTTATTCTGGAATGCATCTGGATCATCTTGATCGGTTGCAATGTTGAAAAACTTCAATAAGAAATATTTCTCGCCGTAAGTTAAGGCCTTACCTACACCTTTTTCACCGGCAATATCAACACCCTGCGCATACCAATGTGATTCAAGCTTTTCTTGAGGGTTATCAATGTTAACCCAAGTCATTGTCATATCTAGCTCGGTAAAATAAGTAACACGCTGTTTACCGTGATTTTCATCGGTTGACGCGGTGACATTGTGATCCGTAATCGATGGGAGCAGTAACAGACCATTCTCATCGATCAAGCCATGCAACTGACCTAAAACATCACTTGAACCAACATAGCTGTATTGCCGCCCACTTTGATTCTTTTTTAAATATGAAACGACCTTATGAACATTTGCCAACCGTTGATATAAACTCAGATCATTATTTTCAGTCATTAGGATCTACACCTTTCTGTAATAAAGCGCGGAACCATTCTTCCTTATCTTCCATTGGCTCTGCATGAAACTGATTTAACATAACTGACAATGCTTGGAGATTCGTCATGCCTCTTATAATTTGACTAGCAAAATAATCACGGCCTGACATATCTAATAAGCAATTTTTAGCATCATATTTGTGAAAGTATTCAGTTTGGTGACGTGGTGAATATTCACTGCTGATTCCGTAAATGCCTTCAAACGAACGCAAAGGCACACCATCATAGTTCTCGGCTAAATACACATCTTCAACGCTATTCATGATCCGACCTCCTATTCTGGCTTAATGACAACTTTTTCTGGTAACGGTTCAACCCTCACCCCGTCAAGCAAGGCTCCGTCAGAAGTGACGACTTGGCCTTTATCGGTAACAGTCACTACTTGCTTAAGCTTCTTTTTATCCGGAACTTGCTTAATTCGTAAAAGATTACTTGCATCGGCACTCTGTAAGGATTCAACCAATTTATCATCGTCATAAATCCACTTGGGCTGTTGCTTACGAAAAGTAACTTTACCGTTGGGGGTATTTATTTTAAATTTTGGATTTTCAGTCCTCTGTGCAACAGCATAATCAGTTAATAACCGGGTTAAATATTCCCGACTATCTTGAGTTGATTGCTTTACTTTGGCTAACCAGTTATCAATACGTTCACGATTTTTGTCGTACGTTTTTTGATTCTCATTGTCCTCAGCGTCCAGAGCACTTAATTTACGTAATACCCAATCCGCCTGAGCCGAATCAGTGACGGTAAATTGTTTCTTTTGTTCTTCCTGCTCGTGCAATTCTTGTAGTTCTTCTTTTTGTAATTCGTCCATTGTGATTACCTCCAAATTTGCTATAATGAAGGTGTTAAAATATTTGCAAAAGCTCTAACACCTCAGTCACTTACGGTTGCCGCCGTTGGTGACTTTTTTTATGCCGCTTGTCGCTTATCTTCTCGATCACACTCATCAGCCCAATGATCGATAATAGCAAGCTGATTTTTACTAGGAACAAAATCATCAACCTCCTTCGGCTTAGTTGGTTCATCGTCATATAGGAAAAACTTACGCGCTACGATATAGCCAAGCGTTAACGCTAAAAATGTATGCATTTTGATCACCTCCCAAATCTTTTTAAAAACTCACGAATCTCTTCGTGATATCTAGGTACTGTCTTAGTCCCGTTTGTGACGTCAAACTTTAAACCGTTAGCAATAACATAGGGATTATTGTCAATATGATCACGGATCCATTTGTCACTCTTCATGCCGGTAATTTTTTTAATATCACTTCTGGTTAACCAGACTGGCTTTAAACGATGGTCATAATATTTTTTCAGATAGTCCCTAGCCATATCGGCCAATAAATTGTCATTAAAATTAATGTTTGCAATTCCTTGTGGCATTTAATCACCTTCTTTAACAGCCTTTGTTTCTATTTTTCGAACACTGTCAGCAAAAAAAATATCCTTAATTTCAAATCCTAATGCATTTGCTATCGTATGTGCCGTATCAGCCTTTGTTGTATTTTTCCCGTTTAGGATTTCACTTAATCGTGAATAGCTAATGTTTACTTGATTAGAGAACTTGGTTAGCGTTAATCCTTTATATCCAAGCGTTTCTTGAACATATTCTGGATCTTTAATTCTCATTTTAGCCTTAGCCAATTGGATCACCGCCTTTCTTAACCACAAATATATTATAACATACTGTTTCTTTTTTTCAACCACTTTTTGAATATTTGTTTCGATTTTTAATCAGTTTTGTTTCTATCTTGTTATACTGATCCTAAAGGTGGTGCTAATTATGGAACAGCCAGAATTTGGGATGACAATAAAAAAAATACGAGAATCAAAGCACTTTAGTGTTCGGCAAACGGCCCTAAAGGCTAAAATGTCACCCTCATATCTATCACAAATTGAAAACGGAATACACGCAATACCAACTCCAAAGACATTAACAAAAATTGCCAAGGGACTAAATATTCCCGAAAAAGAAATTTACGAATACGCGGGTCTAACTATAGCTGAAAGTAATGGTGCAACGAACTTAAAGCCATTTAACGATCCGTCAATGGAATCATTACCAATATATGGAACTATTAAGGCTGGCCCAGGCGGATTTGCCTATGAGGACCATCAGGGAACCATGCCAGTCAGCAAATCGATGCTCGACTTAGGGCACGACTACATATGGCTTAGAATATCAGGAAATAGTATGATTGGTGACAGTATATATGATGGTGATTACGCTCTAATAGATATGGATTATGAGCCTGAATGTAACGGAGAAATTTTGGCCGTTCTTTATGATGACGAGCTTGCAACTTTAAAACACGTGAGTAAAAAAGATCGCACAGTTGTGTTATCCGCTTCAAATCCTATCTATCCACCTATTATCCTATCTGGGATTGATCTTGAATCATTTAAAGTTGTTGGTAAGCCGATAGTTACGCAACATAGGCTTTAAATAGTTTTTAATTGGAGGAGATACTTATGATTGTTTGGATTATAATAATTGCTTTAATTGCTATATGGGTATGGGTTAAGTATGAGGAAACTTGTAAAAATTGTGGTGACAAAATCAAATTTAACAAACGCTTAAAATTTCGAGATGGCGTGCTTGACGAAAAATGTGCTGCAAAGATTGGACGTAAAATTGATGATGATTCGAAAAAATGGGCCTCACATACCCCAGTTAAAGAAGCGCTTGATTTAATTAAAGAAGGTAAACAGGTAGATGAAAAAGAAGTAATTGACATGGTTACTTATGTTAATCGAATGGAACAAGCTGGATCTAGCTCTGCAAGTAAGGTGAAAAAGGATAATTCACCTCGTTGTCCCAAATGCGGTAGTTATAATATTCAGGTCGTCGGCAATCACCATAAAGGATTCTCAGTAGGTAAAGCAGTAGTTGGCGGAGCATTGGCTGGTGGTGTTGGAACTGTTGCTGGATTTGCTGGTAAAAAAGGGAAAAAGACAGATATGATTTGCATGAACTGTGGTAAGAAGTTTAAATATTAATTACCAGACTTTTAATAATTTGTGCAATAAGGATAAAAAGTTGAGATATTTTGGAGGAGATATTTTTGAATAAATGTTTAATTTTAGGAATAACAATCTTAGCGGGTATTGGGTTCAGCACTTCAACTCACGCGGCGGTTCAAACGAATAAAATACATAGGGTTAAGACTGAATCAAAGTTAAAGAAGCCTGGCGATTACGTAAAAGTTGGCAAAATGAGTGAACAATATATTTCAACTGGGAAAATAGCAAGCTTTAATCAAGGCACAATGAAATATACAAAGGCATATTATGATATTTACAAATACAACAATTTAACAACTGAGGCAGCTGAAGAATTACCAGCACCAGATAACGGATCTATCCCCCATCATAAAGTGGCATATTTCTTGAAAATTGGAACAAATGCGACAAACACAAGTGATAAAGAAGTTCACCAAAATGGATTTTTGTATGAAAACTATATGACGCCACAAAACCAGCAGGTTGATTTAACAGGTAGCATGTCAACAGATACTATTGCTGGCGATTATAATCCTCATGCAATTAAGAAAAATAAGGCAACAGTGCTTTATCTAGGCTCAAGTAATAATAAATCCGCAAAAATAGTTAAACATGGAACCTATACCTTTAAAAGCGACTCTTTACTTAATTCGGATGACTATACCATCGCTGAAGGATTTACTATTAAAGTTGATCCACTAAGTGGTAAAAACATAACAATTCAATCAACACCCGTTGAACAGGCTCACGGGACAATGAGCAGTGATTAACTAAAGTAGATATATTTTTACTATTTACGCAAGCCAGTTCTAGCCTATTTTAGGAAACTTAAATTTAATGTATCTATTTGGAGGAAAATATTTATGAAGAAATTAGTTAGTTTGGGGATCATTACTTTGTCCACTCTTACCTTGGCTGCTTGTGGGAATAGTAGCTCTGCTAAGAATAGTTCATCATCAAAAGCAAAATCGGAAAGTGTTGCTACGAAGCATAGTGAATCACGTGCTAAAGCAAAATCAGAGGCAAAGCAAGCTTCGATTAAAAAGGCAATAGCTGAGAGTAAGGCTAAAGCCGCTAGTGAATCGCAGGTCAAGGCTGTTGCTGCAAGTAAGGCCAGTAGTGAATCACAAGCGCAGGCCGCAAGTGAAAGCTCGGCCGCTGCTGCCTCTTCTTCTACCGCAGCACAGCAAGTCGCTGACAGATCTTCGCAAGCCGCCACTCAACAAAGTCAGCAAGCTAGTCAGCAACCGCAGCAACAGGCACAGTCACAGCAATCAAGCCAAAATAATAATATGCCTGGGCAAGATCACGCTGCGGGAAGTAATCCAGATGGTACACCAGATCCATGGGTACAAGGCCAAATCGAATGGGCTAAACAGAACGGTTATGAGAATCAAGATGGCACGTTAACTCAAAAAGGGCAACAGGCAGATGATGAAGTTGAAGCAAACGCACATCCCGATGATTCCGGTAACTAAATAAATGATAGCCCTGATTGGGCTTTTATTTATTGATATAAAAGAACATACATTCGAAAGGAGCGTCATTAATGGCTAGTATTAAACAACAAGATAATGGCAAGTGGCGATATCGAATCAGATACAAGAGAGATGGCAGTTTTAAAGAAGTATCTAAATCAGGCTTTAAGCTGAAATCTCAAGCACAGGCGGCCGCGGCCAAATTAGAAGACCGACTAAATAAAGGCATTAACGTTGCGGGCGGGAAAAAAGCTATAGGTGATTTCATGAATTACTGGCTAAAATTACGCCAACCAGAAGTTAAGGCCTCAACGTTAACACGTCTCACCTATCAGACTAATAAATATATTTTGCCAACTTTCCAATTTGTAGAACTTGATGAGTTGACTCGGCATGACTGTAACAAGTGGATAGCAGATCTAGCCAATCGCGTACAGGCCAGTACTGCCAGAAGTATTATATCTACTTTTCATTCTGCCCTGCGTTATGCTGTTGATGAAGACAAACTTATAGATAATAACCCGCTTGATCATATTAAGTTACCGAAAATAAATTATAAGGATAAAAAAATAAAATTTTATACCCGAGAACAATTAAATCAGTTGCTTGATTTTATGAAAACACACAAAGATGGTAAATGGGAATTGTCGAAACAATATTATGTGCTATTTGGTCTACTGTCACATACAGGTTTGCGCTTAGGTGAGGCCCTGGCTCTCAAGTGGTCTGACATTAATGATGATAGATTAACAGTTGATGAAAACTTGCATTATGATTATCACAATAATGCCAGTCTGACTACGCCGAAAACAGAATCAAGCTACCGAACAATTTTGATTGACAAATTCACTCAGGATTTATTACACCAACAAAAAAAGAACCGCTTAGAAGTTCTCGTTAGATACAAGAATTTCAAGCGGCCCTCAGGCGAATTTAGCGATCTTATTTTTTATAATGCCAATGGAAATCCACTGCGACATTCAGTTGTTCGTGATTACATGAAAGGTGTTTGTAAATTGGCCGGTGTCCCCCAGCTATCTCCACACGCTTTCAGGCATACACATGCAGTTCTACTTTTAGAATCAGGTGCAAATATTAAGGCAGTTTCTGAGCGTCTCGGACACGCCACAATTGACATGACTGCCAACGTTTATTTACACGTTACCAAAAAGATGGAAACTGACACAATTGAACGATTTTCCAACTACGTTTAA